ACGTGATACAGGAACATGCCCTTGCCGTTCCAACCAGCTCGAGCAATCTTGGCACCACGCTTGCATGCTTCAACAGCCAGACCAAAGGTCAAGCCAGTTGTTGCACGGTAGGCGTTGTTGAAGACTTTGAGTGGGGACCAGCTGACGTAGCCTGGGTAGTCCGTGGTGTTGGCCTTGCCACCATCCAAGTACTCCACCAGCATGCCTGCATCGTCACCGTTTTCGTCAGCTGGGAGTTCCCAGCCTCGGAAAGCGTTGTACTCTGCACGGGTCATTGGTTTTGCGTTGATGACCTTGACGCCGATGAACTGTTTCATAGGCCCGCCTCGAATCGACGCTGCAACAGCAGGTAGCCTTCCAGCTCCCAAATCTTGTTGAACGCACGCTCATAGGCGTACTTCTCACCCAAGGCTTGGTTGTATGCAGCAGGATCAACGCAAGCGCTGGTGCCGGTCACAGTACAACCGTTTTCTAAAGTAAGTTGGCAAACCGTAGTGGTCGTTCCTTCAAGACGATGAAAAATCGTCATCTTGATTTTGCGTTCCATGTCGGTCACCGTCACCCGGCTAGGGATCTGATTTTCTTGTGGTTGTTCAGTCATGTGGTCTTTCTAAGAGTGCGGCCTACTTGCTGGGATGCAGAGAATAGTTGCCCACCCTCTGACAGCACTCGGCTTTTGACCGCATGAGGGAATTACGCCGTCTGCCCATCTCCGGGAGGAGTCGGTGCGGACGGTGGTGTCACTTGAGCAGACACCTGTGCTTGGATCGTGTTGATGATGCCAACGAGATCATTGGCCTTGGAGTTCAAGGCTGACATGATGTTGCCGGCGTCATTCAACGAAACCTGTAGGGTAATTTGAGGAGATGTCATGGAGTTCCTAGGAGGTTGGGGAGAAGGGTGATGTCAGTGTTGCCATCACCCTTTGCTGAGCTATTAAGCAAACAAGCTAGTTGTAGGCTTCTTGGCTGCAGCAGGTGCACCAGCAGCCTTAGGTGCGCCGGCAGTACCGGTTGCACCCTTGACTTTGTTCTTCACTGTGCCTGTGAACTTAGCGTCCCAGGTATCAGCAAAGGTAGCTGTTTCAGCTTGAGCACGGATCTCAGCAGTGGTCATGCGATCGCGCGCACGGAACAGCTTGTCGATCTCGTTCTCATCACGAGTTTCACCAGTGGCTTCATACACACCAGTGGATTCGTTTTTCTTGGTCTTGTCGACGGTCTGGCGGATCAAACCAACAATGATGTCGGTACCAATCAGATCCATCAACATTTCGACTTTGGTGGGCACTTCAGCTTTGGCTTCGGCCGAGTACACGTTCACCACTTTGGTTTCGGTTTCCAACGAAGCAATCTCTTTGCCCACAGTCAACAGAGCCAAGCTGTTGGCATGGTTGAAGCCAGGAAGGTAATGCTTCTCGCCGTCTTTCTCGTAGTAGTTCTTGCAGCCTTTGGCGGTGCCAGAAGTCATCCACAAGGTTTGACGGATTTCTTTGCCTGCTTCAGTCTTGAGGTTCAAGACCAAGCCCATAGCACCACCAGCTGATTTGCTGATGTAAGCCAAGGCTACTTTGGCTGCGTACAAGCCAGAGTCCAGAGGGCCACTGCCGCCTACGGAATCTTTTTCTTCGGCGATGGACGAGTCGGTGGCGAGGGATGCGAGTAATGACATGATGTGTTTTCTTTCAAGTTTGGTTTAGTTTGGTTTCACCACGCTTATGCGTAGTACTCTTTCAGTCGGTTCAGAACCAACTGAATGTTGTTGTCGATAAAAGTTTCCTTTGTATCGAACAACCCTAGAGGACCACGCAGACGTTCGTTGACCGTCTCCTTCGTGATCTTGGTTTGGAAGACATACTTGAATCCAAGTGCTTCCTCTTCAGGAGTAATGGTCAGAAGATCTGACCCGTAATCCTTCAGATTTTTAAGGGCTACTTTTTTCGAGGCAATGACCACGGTGAAGTAACTCTCAATGCCGTTGTTTTTCAACGAGCCTTTCACAGGCACCTTCGTCTCCATCAGCATTTCTGACTCATTCAATGTGTCGGAAGTGTGAGCAGTAAAGATGATCTGCTTCGTAGAGCGAGCAACAAACTGCTGCATCAATGTCTTGTAGTACTGGGAGAATTGCCCCCAGGCCTGCATGCCATTGCTGCTGTTCAGCACGTAGACGCTCTCGTACATGTCCAGCAAGTAGGTCAAGCTGTCCACAACGATGGTGTGAATTTGTGGTTGGGTCTCCGCCCAATCAAATGCCTCGTTAATCTGAAGCGGGTCAGTGACCGTCTTCTGAATAAACTTGGCTCTGAAGGGAAGTTTCTTACCAGCTTCACAGTTGAGATAGAGAACGCCTTCCGGGTTCTCCAATCCCATCAACGATGCGGACTTGCCTGTTGCAGACTTGCCGCACAGTAGGACCAGATGGTCATTGGTTTCGGACATGGGTTTCCTTGTTTAGTTTTTCACGAAAGCGCACGGAGGCGCATTACCGTTTAGAGATGGCCTTGGCAACCGAGATCATGATGGTGCTCATGATTTCAGCTTCGTCCAGCTTGTCGACGATCTTCTCGTTCAGTGATGTCACTCGTTGGCGGATTGCCTCAAAGTCGAAACCACCATCCATCAAGATCATGGCAAAGCGCAGCAACATGTTGTTGCGGTTGCCGTCACCGATGTTGTTGATCACCCAACGCTCCAGGTTGTCCATGGAGTGCTGTGAGTTCAACAGCTCTTTGCGCTCTTCGTTCTTGCTGGTCTTCGGAATGAAGGGCAAGGCGTCGAGCACCTCACCATCGTTGTACTCATAGTGGCCGTCGTTAGACATCCACTTGCGTGCACGTTGGTTGGTTGCTGTGTCCACTTCGAATGGCAGCCATTCGTAGATGTTGGACATGAACTCTTTGTAGTCCTTGGCATCGAGTGACAACTCATAGTTGATCGGCAAGACAATTCGGAAACGGTTTTCTTCTTCGGTGTGGCGCTTGGTCGTGTAGATCAAGTACTTGTAGTTCTTCAACAGCAACTTCACAGTGCTGATGTTGACGCCACCATCAACGTCGATCACCACCAGGTTGAAACCTGGAATGCAGTTCTCTTCGTTGCGGTAACCACCATTTAGATGATGGGCCACCCAATGCAAGCCCGGTGCTTGAGTCAGCTTGTGCAACTGGTCAAACGGAGCATGCTCATTGCGGTAGTCAGTGGTGATGTCCGTGCTGTAGCTCAACACCATTTTGGAGATGTCAGTCTCCTTCAGTGTTTCGCCGCGCAAGAACTCGATACCATCAGAAAAAGCTTTCTTGATGATGATGTTGTTCTTGTAGCCCCATGCTGTGGCCAAAGTCAGCATCTCAGTTTTCTGAGATGTTGCACCGCGATAAAACGGCAAGTCTTCAGTCAGGTCAGCCTGGGTGACATCACGTTTGGTGGAACCAAGGTACTTGGCCAACTTCACGTAAGCACGATCACGAGTCAACAACTTGTTGAACGCTTCACCGGATTCTTCACACAGCTTGATGGCTTGGTACAGATGGTTTTCAGTCAACTCAGGTGAGTCGTCCACAAACGCATAAGCACCAGCCAACTTCAATGCTTTGAAGTAGCGATGGGAGATCTCGGCTTTTTTGATCTCTTCGTGCTCAGGGTACAGCTCGGCTTCACGTTCGCACTTGATGCGGTACTCGATCAGTACCAAGCTGGTTTCCTTGCTCATCACCAAACGTTTGTTTACGTTGATGATGTCGGCCAAGCCTTCAAGCTTGTCAGAGATCTCGTCCAGATACGTGTTGCTGTCCTGGTTGGTGAGTTGCAGATAGATCTGCTCAGGCGTTTGATCGTTGGTTTTGTTGCTTGCTCGGCTGTAGCCAAAGAAGCATCGACGCGCGTAGCCCGTCTCCAACATCGAGTACAACTCTTCCTCAGTCTTGCTGCCGTTAAGCAACTTGGCTGGGGTGCCGAAGAGCATCATGTTGGTCGGAGTGCGGCCAACGATTTCTTCATTGCGAGTGTTCTCGGCCGTGTTCTTGATCAACTTTTGTTTGATCAGGCCCACGTCATACAGCTCCAAGAATGTGTTGAGCACATCCACGTTGCCGATCAGGTTGGAACCAATCTCATCAATCTGCAAGTTCACGGAACCTGCATCAGCCATCAGCAACTTGTGACGCATCTGCTTCACCGCTGCCGGCGTACCTGAGTCAAAGCTGAACACCAAAGAACCGAGTCCATCAAATTCTTTCTGGATGCGCACCAGCTCTTCATCGGGATCTGTACTTTTGCGGTTGGCTCGCTTCAAAGCAAGCTTGGGCAAATTGTTCTCAGCCAGAATGGGGAAAGTCTCTTCAAGAAAACGTCCACGAAACTGGTTGATCACCTGGTTCTCCATGATGTTGGTGGAGAAGCCTTTGCCCGAACCAGAGGTGCTCAGGTTCAGTGCATACATGTTCACGGGGATGTCCCCACGATCATGTGTGACGATGGTGGTTCGCATCATCGACGCTACGAGGCTAAAGTAATAGCCAACCAGTACACGAAAGAACAGCGGGTTGCTGTTTTGAGTTTTGCTGCACAGGATTTGCACAAGCTTTTCGGAGGCTGGGTGGTACTCCATTTCTTCGAATGTTTTCATTGAAGTCTTTCAGTTGGTTTAGATAATGAGATCACCTGCAGCGACCAGTTGGTCTTTTTGTGCACAAGCCATGAAGGCTGGGCAGTATTTGCAAGCGGTGACTTGGCCAGGAACTTCTTTGACAATGCCGACGTTGCCGTCTTCGATAAGTCGAAGCTGAGCGTCTTGCATGGTTTCAAAATTCTTGGTGGAACGGGCAGTTTTCAGCGGGTTCTTGTAGTACTTGAACTGTGGTTCTGAGCGCCACAACTCTGTGTCGTCGCATTGAGGAATGTCTTCCTCAGCGGCGTCCCAGTACTGCTCGATGAGGGCAATCTTTTGACGAATGAAGCCCTCGGTAGCTTCCATAGACATCAGCTCAAAAGACTGCGTATGAAAGCGTTTGGGTGGGTACGTTGGATCGGACTTGGCCATTGCACCTTTCCAGTCGGTAAAGATGTAGTGAATGTCCATCCGATCTTGCGTGATCTTCTTGGGATCCAGCCAGCGGTAGATGCTGCCTTGCTGGGTGTACTTGTCCGCACCGGTCTGCTTTTTGTAGGTGAAGGTGCCGGTGGACTTGAAGTCTTGAACCTTGCCTTCACCGATGAAGTCAAACTTGCCTGTGACTTTCCATTTGCCCAGTTGACGGCTTAGACGTTGCTCAAGGTAAATGGGAATGATGTCGTCGGTAAGTTCGCTTGGCTCAGGATTGATGCGCACACGGTCAATAACGCGCTGAGGCAGGCCGAGGGCTTGCATGGCAACTTTGTGGTTGGTCTTCCATGCTGTGTCGATGCCGTCATGAATGGCGGTACCCATACGGCTGCTCATCATGTCAGCCAGGTTGACCAGACCTTCTCCGGCAGGAACGCGGTTAGGCAAGATGATCTGTCGGAGTGGTTTCAGCAGTGTGGTGGCACTGATGGTGAAAGGATCTGGATCGTGATCGTAGTTGTCACTGGCAAGAAATACGGCCAGTGCCAAAGGCACTTCGGAAACGTTGGCATAAAGAGCAGACATGGGGGACCTTTTTAAGTTTTTCAAGCAAGCGGGGGGAACCCGCTTACGGGGTTGTGGTTTGTAGTTGGATCCAGCGAGTAAGCGTGTCCCGCGCTTCGGTGATGTCCTTTAAAGCGGACTTGCCACCGGTACGGGCACCTGAGAGCAACAGCTTCTTGCTGGCGTGCTGGATGGCCCCTGAGGGGTCTTGAATGTCAAAGAGCTGGTGCACGGCATACACGTCGATCTCTTTGAGATCGCCCACGGGTTTGTAGTACTGAGGGTATTTTTCGGCCATGGTTGGCTCTTTGGTTTTTTGGTTCAACGTGCTGTCACACATTGCACAAAAATCTTTGTAATGGCTGGCTGGCAATCGGGAACTGCATCCCAATGCTCTGCATGGTTTCGAGTCCATGTCTTTCCTTTCTGGTGAATAAAAAGAGCCCCCGAAGGGGCTCTCTCAATTGCGGATGTGTTTAAAGAATTTCACACACACCTGCGGTACAAGCCAACTCTTTGGTGTTAACCGTGGAGTCGTCTTTCTCAAACTGAGCCAAAGCAGCCCAGTCGAATGCTGGCATCTTGGCCAACAAGGCTTCGTACTCAGCCTGCGTGCACTCGGTGTACGGCGCTTGCTTGTAGCTGTGATCGCTATGAGGCAAGAAACTGACACCCGCAATGCGGTCAAAGTGGCGATACACCCAGTCACCCACACCCATCCATTCGTGATCCTTCACGTAGACGGTGATAGAGACGTTGTGCTCAGTCCACTCTTCTTGCAGCATCAAGTAATGCTCCAACTGCTCCAAAGCAGTACGGTCATTACGGAACACTGCATGGCTAGGTGCCTGCACTGGAAAGCTGAAGATGTCAGTGGAGTGTGGCTTCATTGCACAGTCTTCGACAGGGAAACCTTGTTCACGCATGAGTTGCGCAAGCGGATCTTTCTTGTCTGCACGGACTGTGCGAATGTAGTACTCAGAGTAGCGGGGATGGATACCCGATGCGCTGTCTACCAGCTGAGACACTGTTCCGCTTGGCTTCACAGTGGTAATGGCCGCTGCTTGGTTAATGCCCAGCTTGTCTGCCCATTCCTTGTTCACTGCAATGGCTTTGGCTTTCATTGCGCGCAGCCAGTCAATGGCAGTGCGGTCAGTGCAGCTAAGCACTGGGTGATCCATGATGCCGGTCAAGCTCACACCCAACAGACGTTCTTCTTCCTGGTTCTGTTTCCAGATAGGGCGGACATGGCGGAAATTGGTCAACATCGCCTGGTAGGTACCAATGATGGTGGCCACTTCAACCTTGGACAGCAAATCGCTCAAAGTGTCTTCCTTGCGGATGACCACTTCAGACAAGTTGCACACACCGGCTGAACGCAGGGTGATCTCGGCACATGGGTTGGTGCCCACGATTTTGGTGTGATCACGGCGACCTGATTCGATGGCTTTGTTGATGGCAGCTTGGCGGTTGAAAATGCCACGCTCACCAGACTTGGATTCGATCAGGCTCAGCCATTCCTTCATGAAGAGCTCCATACCAGGGCGCTCCGTGTAGGCTGCTGAGTTGTTGGCCAAAGCACGCTGAGGATCGATGACCCACCATTGGCCGTTCTTGGCACCACGCATGCGATCGTCGCTGAGGTTGCTCAACGAGATCAATGCGCTGCGGCGAACACCACCCACAACCACGATGTCAGCGATCTTGCACACTAGGTCATGGCATTCGATGGAGGTGAGCTTGCGGCCCACAGCACCTTTGAATGTCTCGACACAAAAGTTGAACAAATCAACCAATGGCTGAGGGCCACTGGCTCGGCCGCCGAAAGTTTTCAGCTTGGCACCGGCTGGGCGGATCTGGCTCATGTCCCACTTGGGGATGTGGCCGGCGTACAAGTGGGTAAGCAACTGGCGAAGAGCCATCGACCAGCCACCTTTGGAGTCACGCACTTCGATGACATCGTCAACGGGAGTGAGATGATCTTGGCAGCTGATCACTGGTTTACCGTCACCATCAAAGGCGACTTGAATACCAATGATTGGCAGCTTGGCGATGAACTGACGTTCCACCGAGAAGCCAGCTCCGGTACCGCACATCAAGATGTAGAGGATGTCATCAAAGGCTCGGATGTCATCGACTGCAGTAAACGAGCAGTTGTAGCCAGCCATGGGGTCACGCTCTAAAGCGGGGCCTGCTGTCATCAACGCGCGCATTGAAGGCATGGTCTTTGTGCTGACGATTGCTTCGTAAATCTGTTCTGTGGGGTAGTGCGGGAACTTGCCACTGAAGTAGGTCACATAGCGTCGACATGTTTCTTCCCAAGTTTCACGACGTTGTTCGCTGTCAATCCATCGGGCGTATCGACTCTTGTGAACGTACTCCTGAAGTGGGGTGGGCAGATGGTTTTCTAATGTCATCTAGGGGTGCTTTCAATTCCTGGGATAAAAAAAGAGCCAAAGCTTCCCCAGGAGAACTGGAAACCTTGGCCCTATGGATGGGGGATCAGAGTTTACTGGCTTTGGGTTTTCAGTATGCGCCTTGAGTCAATGCCGACCAAGAAACTGGGAATAGTGGCTTAATAATCTCATCGACTTGAGAAGCTAATTCCTGGATCTCTTTTTGAGCATGGGAATCGGAGCGCTGGTTGTAAAAATTGGCAAAGGCATACAGAGAGCCAGTCCAGACCCAATTGACCTCACAACCTTGGGGCAGCATAAAGCGCGCTTGCTCTGGGCACACGCCGTCTAGGATGGCTTCTTCATAGGCTTCAACCATCTGGTTGCAGTCAGCCCAATAGCGTGCCAACCAGTAAGCATTGCGTGGATGAACCCCTGCTGAGCCTTGTTTGACACTGGCTGCAGCTGCACGGATGTGATCTGGGACATAGATTTCAGGGCGGCTGGAGATGTAACGACGAGACTCCTCAGACTCCACAAAGCCAACTTTATGCTTAAAGCACTGGACTCGGATGGGAATTGGGGCTGTCATGCGCAAAGTGACGTGCGGGTGACCGAAGGGCACCCAATGCTCGGGAATCTTGCGCAGATAGACCGCCAAGTCTTTTCGACTTTTGGGAGTCAATGGCGTAGCCATCTGATCAATCAGCTTTTCCCAATCACCGCTGGCCATGCCACGAGCTAGGAATCGAATCAAATTGTTGTTCTGGTCTTCACTGAACTGGTCAGCCAAAGTGGCAAAGGATTGGCGAGCGTAATTGGCTACATCACGATCGGTGAGATAGTGGTTTTCGTAGGTGGCTTTCATGGGTTCTTTCAGGTTGGTTTAGAAATAAGGGAAAATGCTGTCAATTACATTCGAAGGGTCTTAAATGACTTGCTCAACAGATACGTGTGGTGTGGGCGGCTGGTCTGGCCCGCTACCAGGGGATCCAGACAACAACTTAATCCTGTCCGCAACACCTGCGTTCGGGGGTATTGATGTGTCTTGGAACTACCCAGCCACCAACCCTGAGGCAGTGGCTTATGTGAAGTTGTACCGTGGTTTGTTGCCAAGCTTTGGGGCGGCAATCTTAATCGCCAATGTGGGTGGCAACACTTACTACGATAAAAGCCAGACAAACCAAGCCATTGATTACTACTACTGGATTGAAATGGTTTCGGTCAATGGCACTGTGGGTGCTTTGATTGGCCCAGCAAATGCCACAGCTCGTCCAACCATTGATGCCATGATTGAGCAGTTGACTGGACAGATTGATGCAGGTGTTTTGGCTCAGTCTTTGAAAGCCAAGATTGATCAGATCACTTTAAATGCTCAAGCGATCGTCACGGAATCCCAGACCAGGGCTACGGCCGACGATGCGTACAGCACATTGATGACCCAAGTGCAGGCCGGAGTGGCCAGTTTGTACTCAACAGTGCAAACAGAAATCACCACTCGCCAGGCAGGCGACTCTACGTTGGCCTCAGCCATCAACACCGTTCAAAGCACGTTTGGAACTAATCTGGCTTCGGCACAGACAACATTGCAAACCAACATCAACATTGTTGATGGCAAAGTGCATGACATTGGTGCGCGCTACACAGCAACAGTCACTGTCAATGGTTTGGTGGGTGGCTTTGGGGTTTACAACGATGGGTCTTCAGTGGAAGCTGGCTTTGACGTTGACACTTTCTGGGTAGGCAAAACCAGTCTCAACAAGAAAAAGCCCTTCATCATTTCTGGTGGTGAAACGTTCATCAACCAGGCTGTGATTGCTTCAGCCAGTATTGACATTGCCAAAATCAACAAAGCCACAATCTTGAATTTGTCTGCTTTGAACGCCGACATGGGCAGCATCACTGCTGGCAATATTCGTTTTGAAAAGCCGGGTGATCCTACTAGTGCAATCATCATGGACAAAGCAACCCAGACTTTGACAGTCTGGAATGCTGGGGTTATGCGAGTCAAATTGGGTAACTTGGCATGACCTTTGGCTTAGAAATCTTTAAAGCCAATGGTGGCTTGGGTTACTCCACAGCTGATGTGACATGGAACCAGGTCGATTTCTTTTATGTGGCTGCTAACGGAAGCGAAACCCGCACTTTGCCAGCTTTGTCTGGCCGTCAGGTTTTGGCTGTGCAGTCTTTCATTAACCCTCCGCCTAACGATCGCAAAGCACTTGCGCACAACGTGGTGGTCAGCGGTACTACGGTGACAGCCAGCGGTGGCACTGAGGCTGCTTACATTTTGGTTTTAATGAGATGACTTTTGGCCTTCTAGCACTGAATGACAACAACGAGGTTTTGATCTCGAGTGATACCCGCAATCTGCATTTGGTAGCCAAGTGTGGGCCACCGACGTTGACAAACAGCTCGTCTGCCTATGGCGGTTTCATTGAACTGACCTACACGGTAGAAAGTTTGGTGACTCCAGTACCGTTTTTTACCATGCCATCGCCGTCAAATTATCACGGCATTGCGGGTGTAAAAAACACTACTGGCAGCACATGGGAAATCCGTCTCATCAAATCTGGTGGAAACGATTCGTACCCAGAGGTGTATGTCTTTGCTGACCCTCGTGCCGTTATTCCTGCAGCAGCGTTTGGTATGCAAGTGTTCCGCGACGATGGCACACCGTCGTTTGATAGTCGACTGAGTCCTTTGGCGGTGACAGGGGGTACAGCCGTAGTACACACCAGCAATCCACGAAGCTCAATTCCTGGCTTGTCTGCGCGCTACTGTGGCAGTGGCAATACCAACGGAGGCTTTACACCTGACAGTGAAAACGGCCCGTATTCGCTGGCTTCTATGCCTGCAAAACCAATGTTTCACTACTCTTCGTTAGCTCAGGCTGAACGTGAAGCGGCCTACTATGACAAAGACGAAAGCTGCACAGGCTTTGACTATGGTTTTTGTGTTGGCTATTCAACAACAGACGAATTTTGGTCCCATTACTGGGCGTTTTACCGAGGCGGTATTCGTCGCTCAGGAAACAGCTTTTATGCTGGGTGGATTGTTGTAAATGGAGGCTGCTGGTGGAGCACCTACAGTGATTCAGATTTCATTGGTATTGGTACGGGCAGTGACAGTGGTAATGGCGGTGATTCGCCATACTCAAACGAAACCATCAACTTGTCTTCTGCTGCTGTAATTGTTGGAGATGCTTCCCGTTATGACTGACATCATCAAACCATTCAAAATACTAAACACCAAAGAAGAACTTGGTGGGGCTATAGGCGTGTATTTTGAAGCTGAAAAAGTTGAAATACCTTCTCCTTTAAAGCGCCGTCGATTGGGCGTTCAGTCCTATATTTCAGTACCTGCTGGCCAAGACGTGGAACAGGCTGTGTTTGAGCATCTTCAAAATTCGGGGTGGTTATGAGCGAAGTTTATTACTCAGGCGACATTGCCAGAACTGCCTATGCGCACGATGCCCAACCACCTGAGCTCTATGCCCAGTTGCAGGAAAAATTTCCTTGGGTCAAGCCAGAGCAGTGCTTTTCTATTTCGGAGCCATCAATGCACGAGGTTCTCAATGAGCCGGTTATTACCTGCAATTTGCCATACCCTACGTCTGCAATCTTGGGGGGGCCTGATGCAGCCATGGCGGCGCGCAAGTTTTGTATGGACAGTGGAACTTCGTTTCTTCGTCTTTACAAACTACCCACAGAACCAAATCCAAGTTGGATGCCTTCTCAAGCTAACTTGATGTTGGTAGGAGAAAACTTTGAAGAGTTTGGTCGACCATTTAACCCACTGTGCAAGACTTTTAAAGATTATTACTTTGGTGGTAACCCTGAAGTGATTGAAGCACATTTCAATCTGATCAATCGACGCGGATCCTATGACACCTGGTACGGTGCCACGGTAGTAGATGGACAAGTGGTTCGAGTCAAGCAGTATTGCTATGAGGAACAAAGCGCATTTTCAGATTGGGAAGTGGCTTTCATTGGTCTGTGCAAGCGCCACAATCGTCTAGACCTTCTTTGAATGTGGTCTAATATCCATCAATCGAACGGATGACTGAATAGCAGGAACTTCCGACAATCAATTTAGTCCCAAACACTTGGTTTGGGTAGTCGGAGAACCTGCGAATGACTTCTAGAATCAAACTCGTCCGAGGTGATACCGGTCCTCAGATTCGC